CTTTTGAAGAAGAGGAACACGGTCCCTACTACGAATACACAAGACGATATCGTCTAAAAACTAAACCAGAGGTATTGCACGCAGAATCGAACGCGGTATCGAAGTTAGCCAAATCTACTAATAGTGGTTTAGGCGCCGACTTGTTTGTAACTCACAGCCCTTGTATAGAATGTGCTAAACTAATATATCAAGCAGGAATCAAACGAGTATGGTTTGGACACCAATATAGAGATCAATCCGGAATAAATTTTTTAGTAAACTCTGGAGTAGAAGTAACACAGTTACCCATAAATACCTATCATCCTAATACCAACAATATAACTAGTAATGTGGTCGTGAGCAAATAGGAAAAGCTCCCAATGTTTAATAAACTGAGGGGTAGGGCACCGTCTTAGACATCCCCATGTAGGTTCGAAGCCTACCGACCACACATTTAATTTTAAGTTAACAAATTTTTGCTCTGTAAAATACAAATAACAAGTTGACAGAGCCTAAATATTATTGTTATAATAAACGACATCCACGTCGTAATAACTCGGAGAAAAAACAATTGGACACAAGTAAAAATTTGGCTCAGGCCATTCGAACTAAAATGCGCCTAGACGGAAAACGATTTTGGGCAGGAGACAACATTTCAGAGTACGTTAATAAAGATGACATTCCTGTCTTGATTGACGAAGCGACTGAAGCATTTGAATCTGTGCTTGATAAACTGTTAATTGACAGAGAAACTGATCCTAATAGCCACGGTACAGCTCGCAGGCTTGCTAAAATGTATTTTGGAGAGATCATGTCAGGCAGATACGAACCGGCCCCGGACGCGACTGCATTTCCAAACGATTCAGAAGACCGATATGAAGGTATGCTAGTAGTTCGGTCGGAGCTTCGCAGCATGTGTAGTCATCATCACCAGCCTGTTAATGGAGTTGCTTACATCGGTATTCTTGCCGCCGAAAAGCTCATCGGACTATCTAAGTATACACGTATTGCGCAGTGGTGTGCACGCCGCGGTACTCTTCAAGAAGAGCTTGCTAACGATATTGCCAAAGAAATCGCTAAAGCTACAGGTAGTAAAAATATCGGAGTATATATGAGAATGACACACGGTTGTTGCGAAAATCGAGGACTAATGGCACACGATAGTTCGACAACTACAACAGTTCTTCGTGGGGCATTTTTAACTGATCCTGCTACAAAGAAAGAGTTTTTTGATACTCTCGCACTTCAAGTGTCCCATAGTCGGTAATAATTATATCACAATATTTAAGGATTAAAATGAAAAATAAAGGTAAATTGAATATCCCGAATCGCGGTCCTCTGGTACAAAAGACTGCTCCTACACCGCAAGCTCCGGCAACTACTAAACGCCCTAGCGTTATGATTGCAGTTCCTGCTATGGAGATGGTTAATGCAGAGTTTGCTCAGCATCTCGCTATGGCAGCAGCACAAATGGTTGCTCAAGGAATTCGAATTAATTGTGCGTTTAACATTGGATCAGTAATTACTATTGCTCGTCGTAATCTTGTTGACATCTTTCTTAAGAGTGACTTTGATTACATTTGGTGGGTCGATAGCGATATGAAATTCCCGATCGATGCTCCATTGAAATTGCTTGCTCGTAACAAAGATATCGTCGGATGTAACTACCGGCGCCGTCGTTTCCCGAATCCGAATTTTACCGGCATGACAGGAACTAATGGTAAGTTTACTGAGTTTCAAACCACGGACAATAGTCCTGCTATGGAGTTGATCGATGTTCTGCCGCACGGTATGGTAATGGTTAAACGCGAAGTATATGAAAAAATTCCGCAACCCCATTACCTACAAGAGTACGTTCCTGAACTTAATCTCGAAATCGGAGAAGATATTTACTTCTGCCAGCAAGCTCAAAAGGCAGGTTACGAGATTTGGTGTGATCAGGAACTAAGTAAAGAAGTTGCGCATATTGGTATCTTCCACTTCAATTACAATTTGAGTGTGCCTCGTTAAGCACAGATCGCCCATGAAAGTTAAAAAACACTACAAGCTGGGCGACACTGTATGGATCTACGGTGTTGACTGCCGATCGGATTCTATCCGAGCAGGTAAAATTGTTAAAACATTTCATATCGATCAACTAGAATACTCTAGCTTAGAACACTATGTTGTTGAAGTCCCGACAGATATCGAACCTATTTTAGAAATTAGGACTTGGAAAACTATTAGTCAGGACGAAAACGGCCCAGTGGGTAGTATTCGAGAAGCGTTGACTGATCCAGAATCAGCTAGAAAATTTCTCAGCAAAATCGGTGTAACACTAGCCGACGGATCTCAAAATCCTGTTTACTATTCTGAGGACGAACCGAGTCCTGATCAAATTCATGCTGCGTTAGAAAAATCTCAAGCATCAGCTAGTCATCAACCATTGATTCTAAAAGATGTTAAATCTAAAATTCGCCGCAGGATACCTCGTAAAAAATCTAAAGAATGACTGATCCGTGGGAACACATGATTAAGTCCATTGACCCGTGTTATGATGAGTTGAAGGAAGCGCTAGATAAGGGGCCGTGTATTAAATCGTCCCTGTATCAAAATTCATTAAAAAAATGGCAAGTTACCTTACTAGAAGTTTGGCCTAGTAACATAACTTATACGCTTTCTACAGAGACTCTAGATAAAAGAGTTGATTGGACAACTGAATTACTTCAAGATTGGAAAGGAGTTCGACGGACTGCTTGGGATAGCTGGTCTTTCCTTTCAAAAAAAGACGCAGAAAGATTTTTAATTATTTATGGGTTAACATGGAACCAGTAAGATACCAGGTTATAACCAAGGACGGGGAAAATGTAGTCCAAGAGATTTACAAAGTCGTAGTCCATCGTTTTACTATCAGTGATACAGATGATCCTGAAATTTACGCAGCAGAGCCTATATTAGAATGGCAAGCTAGCGAATCAGGAAAATATGTTATGAAACACAGTATAACTGTTCCTGTGTTTCACAAACACTTAGATTATTTTAAACTCGATTATCAATATGCTATCACGGCAGAACTTGAAAAAGGCAAATATTCAGAATTTCTTTTAAGATTCGGACGCTATGGAAATCACAAGAGTTGACTCAAAATGCGAGATTAGGCAAGCTAACAATAGCAAAACCGTTGTCGGCGAAGTTCACGAATTTAAAGAGCGCGAACGACTTGTAGTAGTGCTTAATAAGAGTGTAAAATTAAACATGACCTGGAATGGTCGAATGTACGAAGCTAGGATGGCCGGACTGGATTTTACTAGCGACGGGCCAAAAGTAACAAAAAACAAAACTGGAAGATAAAATGAGTGGACTAGGATTTATCGCAGAACAACTGCCAGAAGTTTGCGAGATGTGTGGTAAAATTGACGAATGTCGTCCGTATGGGCCGGACAATGAAAATGTCTGCTTCGACTGTGCTATGACAAAAGTCGGAGAAGAAACTGTACGTCAAAAAATGAACGAATATATTTTTGGAGAAAAGTAAAATGCCAAACATCTTTAGAGATCAAATGAAGTTTATGACTGCTTGCGACCAAAGTGTCGACAGCTGGAACGAGGATCAATTCAATTTATATGTTAAGCTAATTAACGAAGAAGTTAGCGAGCTAGCAACTGCTATTAGTGATAATGATCGAGTTGAGATGCTAGACGCACTTATCGACATTCTAGTTGTTACTGCTGGCGCAGTGCACAGTATGGGCGCAGATGGTGCCGGTGCTTGGAGGGAGGTTATGCGATCGAACCTCAGTAAAATCGACAAAGAAACTGGAAAAGTGAGAAAAAGAGAAGACGGGAAAGTATTGAAGCCAATTAATTACTCCCCGCCCGAGCTAGCACCATTTGTTACGAAGAAATAAGAGATAGTAACTTACATTTTCCATGGTGGTATCGATTCATTACTCCGACACCACCATGTTTTCCGCAATGCTCGCAAGTAGAAGTTTTCTGCTTGTGTCCAGAATATGTTAATTTAATTTTTTCTGGATTATTGATACATGTAGTTTCATGCCTACCTAAAGAAGTTGTCCGAAATTCTTTACAACAATATTGACAAGTCTTGAAAGTGCCATTATTTTTTCTACCGTAAGTGTGTCCGTGTTCTTTATTAGGATTATGATTACAACTCCGTTCATGGACCGGTAATTGATTTATAGCATACACCCCTTGACAAAATCGACAGTTAGCTAATTTAGGAGTATATTTTTTTCCTAGTTTGGCTTTAGAAATTTTTTTCTTCGTTGTGCCAGATTGTGACATTCCTAAAGTTCCGCCTCCCCCTAGTGCCATGTTATATCCGTTTGAATTTTGAGAGAAGACGTGACTATTATATTCTCGAATAAAGAATGATTCCATCTCGTTTAACGTGTGTAATCCATCTGGAGACTGATATATCACTTCCCAACTAAAATTATCCCAGCCGTGCTTTTTAATTGCTCGATGAAAGATTAAATTACTAGTCGCATAATCACGTTGGTGATCTTTTTTACGATTGGGCCAATTAGAATCAAACCCAATGTAAATTTTACCATTAATTAAGTTAGTGGCTCGATATATAGAATAAATACCCATGCTGATAGTTCCTTTTCAACTGTTAGAGCCGGTGGTCCCTGCCAGGACGCGATCGGCACTATTATTTATCAGTTGACACACCGCCCTCTCTAAGTTATAATAAGTACAACTTAGAGAGGTTTTTAATGAGATCTAAATACTGGAGTAACACCAAGCTGGCAGACCTTATCCGTGGTACGAAAAGTTTGTCGGTTGGATC